CGCGGCGCGCGCTGGCGACACCAAGGCGGCGCTGGACATCCTAAAACACGTGCATAAGTGGACGGCCCCGCAGTCCGTGCAGGTGCAGGTCGAGCAGCGCATATCCATCATAGCGGCGCTGGAAGAGGCGCAGCAGAGAGTCATTGAAGGGCAGGTCTTAGATGCAAGCGCCATACGGGGTGATCTTCCAGAACCCGAACAAAGTATTCGTGGGGATGCCGCATGGGCGCAAACCGCCACTGTCGAAGGATCTGATAGACAAGATCAATCTGATCGCCCGCGCTGACGGGGCGTGGTATGAAGGCGACGGGGCGGACAAAGAATATTTTAGCGTGCCCTATAAAGGGTCGTGGGATGACAAGTTTGCCAAGTCCGTGAAAGGCTACCCGGTCGAGTTCTTGTTCGTGCTGTTCTCGAACGTCAAAGAAAACCATATCGCGCCGCGCATAACGGACAGCAGCAAGACGATCTTTCAGTCAATCCTCGACAGCGACGTAAACTATTTTAACGACCGCGACTTCGACGATGAGACGCTGACGGAGTTCCTGTCTGAGATGGGTATGCTGAATCAGTCAAAGAAACCGGCGACTGAGCGCAACGTAATGGCCTTTCTAGCTGACGGCGAGGACAAGATGTGGGGTGGGAAAGAACCGCATAAGTTCGCCAAGAGCGCCGAACGCTGGCGCAATAAGTTCTTATTGGCCCAGCCGGACGGGGCGTATTTTATGGGGGCCGGGCACCTGCCGGAGATCTTGCGCATGTATCCGTCGCTCCACATGATCGGCGGCGGAAAGGCTGAGTAATGCAGGTTCCTATTTATAGCGCGGACGAAGAACAGAAGCTGATGGCGACCCTATGGTCGGCGCAGGTGAAGAACGATCCGGTCGCGTTTGTGAGGATGGCGTTTCCGTGGGGTAAACAAGGGACGCCGCTGGAACACTTCACAGGCCCGCGCCAGTGGCAGTTGCAGGTGCTGCAAGACCTACGCGACCACATCAAAGAGAACAACGGTCGCGTAGACTTTGAGACGTTCCGCATGGCCACGTCATCCGGGCGCGGTATCGGTAAGTCGGCCCTAGTCTCATGGCTCGTGATCTGGATGCTGACGACCCGGATAGGTAGTACTACGATAGTTAGTGCGAATAGCGAGGCGCAGCTACGCAGCGTCACCTGGGCCGAGATCACCAAGTGGCTGTCCATGTGCCTTAACAGCCACTGGTTCGAGGTGAGCGCGACGCGAGTGCTACCGGCCAAGTGGATTGCGGAGCTGGTCGAGCGCGACCTGAAGCTGGGCACGCGCTACTGGGGCGTCGAGGGACGGCTGTGGTCGGCCGAGAACCCTGACAGTTACGCGGGCGTGCACAACTTCGCGGGCGTCATGCTGGTGTTCGACGAGGCCAGCGGTATCGACGACAGCATATGGGCGGTGGCAAGTGGCTTCTTTACAGAGAACACTCCTAATCGTTTTTGGCTTGCTTTTAGCAACCCCCGCCGTAACAGCGGATATTTCTACGAGTGCTTCAACAGCAAGCGCGATTTCTGGCGAAACAAGGTTGTTGACGCCAGAAGCGTGGAGGGCACTGATAAGGCAGTCTATCAGCAGATTATCGACGAATACGGACCCGACAGCTCTCAGGCCCACGTCGAGGTCTACGGAGCCTTCCCGAACGCATCGGATGACCAGTTCATACCGTCGTCACTGGTTCAAGACGCGCAGACACGCCCGCCGGCACAGGACCAGAGCGCACCGATAATCGTCGGAGTCGACCCGGCCAGATTTGGCGCTGATGCTACAGTGATAGCGATTCGGCAGGGCCGTGACATCATCGGCATCCGGCGCTATCGGGGCGACGACACGATGGAGGTCGTGGGCCGCGTCATCGACATCATCGAAGAGTTCCGGCCGGCGCTAGTCGTGATCGACGAGGGCGGGCTAGGCGCAGGCGTGGTCGACCGGCTGAAGGAGCAACGGTATAAGATCCGGGGCGTGAACTTTGGGTCCAAGTCACACCGTCCAATAATGTTCGGAAACAAGCGGGCTGAGATGTGGCACGCCATGCGGGAGTGGCTGAAGACCGCCAGCATCCCAAACGACCGGTTCCTCAAGAGCGACCTGACAGGGCCGATGATGAAGCCCGACTCAAAGGGGACGATATTCCTAGAAAGCAAGAAGGACATGAAAGCGCGAGGGCTGGCCAGCCCCGACGCCGCCGACGCTATAGCCGTGACGTTCGCGTATCCTGTGGCGCACAGGGAGGCTAGGCCAGTGGACAATAGACCGCGCATGTCCTATGGTGGCAACGCAGCCTCTTCAGGATGGATGGGACATTAATGCCTCTCGTTAAGAGCACCAGCAAGAACGCCTTTCGTAAAAACATCAAAGCGGAAGTCGCCGCCGGTAAGCCGGTGAAACAGGCCGTCGCCATCGCCTACTCAACCAAGCGCAGCGCAGCCGCCAAGAAGGGCAAATCTTGTGGCAAGTGATGATGTCGTAGCGGCTGGCAAGGTCAGCGACAACCCGGACGATGACCGTCTGGCCACCATGCGTCACCGCTTTACGGTGGCGCAAGCCGCCTATAGCGACTCACGCGAAGACGAGCTGGACGACTTACGGTTCATGGCGGGCTCGCCAGACAACGCGTGGCAGTGGCCGGCGGATGTGCTGGCGACACGCGGCGCGGTGCAGGGCCAGACGATCAACGCGCGGCCATGCCTGACGATCAACAAGCTGCCGCAGCACGTGCGGCTGGTCACGAACGAGCAGCGCCAGAACCGTCCGACTGCCCGCGTCATCCCAGCCGATGAGAACGCTGACCCGCAGGTTGCGGAGATCTTCGACGGTATCGTGCGGCACATTGAGTATATGTCCGACGCGGACGTGGCCTATGACACGGCCTGCGACAACCAGGTCACATACGGCGAAGGTTACATCCGCATCCTGACGGAATACTGCAAAGAAGACTCGTTCGAACAGGACATCCGCATCGCGCGCGTCCGTAGCAGCTTCAGCGTCTACATGGACCCGATGATCCAAGACCCGTGCGGTCAGGACGCCAATTGGTGCTTTATCACGGAAGACATTCCAAAGGCTGAATACGAGCGTATGTACCCCGACGCCACGCCTGTGACCGGCATGATGTCTCAGGGCGTGGGCGACCAGACGCTCAGCATGTGGGTCAGCCAAGAGACTGTCCGCATCGCTGAGTATTTCTACGTTGAGCATCGCAAGGCGACGCTGAATCTATACCCGGACAACATCACGGCCTTTAAAGGCACGCCGGAGGATAAACGGCTCATGGCCGCCTACGGTAAGCCGCTGCGTTCGCGCGAGAGCGACCGTAAGCAGGTCAAGTGGATCAAGACCAACGGCTATGAGGTGCTGGAGGAGCGCGAGTGGGCGGGTAAATATATCCCCGTGATCCGTGTCGTCGGCAACGAGTTCGAGGTCGACGGTCAGATCTACATTAGCGGTCTTGTGCGCAACGCCAAAGACGCGCAGCGCATGTATAACTATTGGGTCAGCCAAGAAGCGGAAATGCTCGCGCTGGCCCCCAAAGCGCCGTTTATTGGCTACGGCGGCCAGTTCGAGGGCTACGAAACCAACTGGAAGACGGCTAATACGAACAACTGGCCGTATCTGGAGGTCAATCCCGATGTTACCGACGGAGCCGGCAACCCGCTACCGCTACCTGAACGCGCCCAGCCTCCGATGGCTCAAACGGGCCTTATTCAAGCCAAGATGGGGGCTGGCGAAGACATCAAATCGACCACTGGCCAGTACGATAGTAGCATTGGGGCGACTTCCAACGAGCGGACGGGTCGTGCGATCCTCGCTCGGGAGCGGCAAGGCGACACGAGCACTTATCATTATGTCGACAACCTCGCGCGGGCGGTAAAGTATGTCGCGCGCCAGCTCGTCGATCTGATTCCGAAGATCTACGACACGCAGCGCGTCGCCCGTATCATCAACGTCGAGGGTGAAGTCGGCATGGCGCGCATCAATCCGGCCCAGCCGGAGGCGGTGCGGTCAATTGTCAACGAAGAGGGTATTGAGATCGCTAAGATCTACAATCCGAACGTCGGCACCTATGATGTGCATGTGTCGTCTGGCCCCAGCTACATGACCCGTAAGCAGGAGGCGATGGACACAATGGGCCAGATCCTCCAGACCAACCCGGCGTTGTGGTCGGTTGCGGGCGATCTGTTCGTCAAGAACATGGACTGGCCGGGCGCGGAGACGATGGCCAAGCGGTTCGAAAAGATGCTCGACCCGAAAGTGCTTCAGGACACCGACGAGTCGCCGGAAGCGCAGGCCATGCGGATGCAGATGGAGCAGATGGCGCAGGAAATGGAGCAGACAACGGCCCAGATCCAGGCGCTTATGCAGTCCTACGAGATGCAGAAACTGGCTATTGATGAGCAAAACAGCCAGATTAAGGCTTATGAAGCTGAAACCAAGCGCATCTCGGCCACGCAGGCGGCCATGACGCCAGAACAGGTTCAAGACATCGTTCAGGGCACCATTGCGGCGGCTATGGACGTGGGTGACATCGTGCCGGGCAACGCGGCCATGAGGGAAATGGGACAATGAGCTGCGCAGACTTGATCGGGCACCTGTTTTTAGCGCGGGATGTTACTCATTCCGTCCATCTCAACACGCGGTCTTACGCCAAGCATAAGGCTCTGGGCGGCTTTTACGGCAAAGTCATCGACTTAGCGGATGATCTGGCGGAAGCCTATCAGGGCCGACATGGGTTAATCGGCCCGATCACGCTGCATTCGGCGGAAAAGACCAACAATGTTGTTGATTTTCTTGAAGATTCGCTGAAAAAAGTCGAAAATTTACGCTATAAAGTTTGCGATAAAGAAGACACGGCTATTCAGAACATCATTGATAGCATCGTGGACTTATACCTTTCCACCCTGTATAAATTGAAGTTCCTAGCTTAATCTTCGGGGCGCATAATGGCCGACGTAAAAATATCGCAGCTTCCGCAGGCGTCTTTGCCATTATCCGGCACAGAAGTATTTCCTCTAGTGCAGAATGGCGTGACTGTTCAAGCGCCTGTCGGCGGTAATGATTCGGTGCTGAATATAACCGCTTTGCGTGCGGTTACGCCCACGGCCGGTCGGAACATTTATGTCGATGGGTATTATGCTGAAGGTGATGGCGGCGGCGGCAATTTCTACGGCGTAACCGGCGGCTCTTATACTGATAACGGCGGCACAATTATAACGCCAAATGGAGCAACAGATACAAGCGCTTGGATTAGAAATTCCAGTGACGTTGTAAATGCAAAATGGTTTGGCGCTGTGGGTGATGGCGTCACAAACGATACAACAGCAATACAAAACACGGTTAATTACGCGTGGCTTACCGGAAGAAAGGTTTATATACCTGCGGGTAATTATCTGGCAAAAATAACTGTCCCGCCCACACCTGGAGAATTTAGAGGAAAGATATTTTCTCTCACCGGAGACGGTGCGGCATACCCGTTTTTGGGGGACCCCTACATTGGAGGAACAAGAATTGTTTCCCCGGACACAGACCCTGTTCTGACATATAACAACACAATCGTTGGTAACGTTTCCTCCGGACATATTTATATTGAGGGTATTAGATTCCTTGCTAACAATACGACACAGGCATTGTATTTTCAGTCATTTTCGGACTTTTGCGTAATTGACAAGTGTGAAGTTCGGCAAAACGGCGCTGGTAACGGCATACAATTCGACAGAGCTTATGGCGGGACTATCCAAAATACGCACGTTTTCAATAGCCAAATTGTTGCGCCTTATGGAACGGTAAGAACCGGAACAGCGATTGTTATGAATACGCTGACCAATTCCGGCGCGTTGCTTACTCTTCGCAAAGTGTCCGCTAGAGGGTTTAATACGGGCTATCTTGTCGGCGCAGCGACACCTAATAGTATTCTTTCCACCCGTCTTGACCAATGCGAATGCTCTACGATGACGACTGGCATTGTTGTCAATACGGGCACGTATAAAACGGTTGTCGATAACTGTTTCTTTGAGGGTATTGAAGGAACTTGTGTTGATGATAAAGGCACTGCTACGACTGTTTCTAATTGCTTTATGGTAGGAACGTCGACAACGCCGTTTGGCATGGGCATAAATAGTTCGTATGCTACTCACGGGAATGTCTATTACGCAAATATGATGTTCTTGTCCCATTCTAATACTACAGGCATAGATTTATACACGGATGGCGACGCTCTGGGCCGTCGAAAAGTTGTCAGAGACAATTATATCTATAACAGCTCTGCGGCTGGATCTACGAATATAGTTGGCCTAAAACTTACTGGCTTGAACCCGACGCTGGCCGTCGAGGGTAACGATTTTAGGCCGATTAGAGCTTGGACTTCCGGCTCTGGGACTATAAAAATTGACGATCAATCGACCGGAACCATACGCGGAACGATACCGATTACTGATACGCTGAATGAATTTCAGTTGTACTCAAATGCCAGTATTTCGCTCGGAACTTCTGGAACTTTGACGCAGACTGCCGTAACAGGCGGCTCACTGGAAATGGGCGCAGGTTCATACGCCGATTTTATCCCGTCTATTGCGACAAATGTTTCATCGCTATCAATGACAGGGGCAAAATACGGAAGACTTGTGATTCTGTATGTTGGGCCGTTAGGAACAATTCAAGATTCTCCGTTTATGATATTAGCCGGAAGTGTTAATTTTACCGGGGCGGGAATTTTAACCTTATACACTAGGATAATCGGCGGAACCGTTTATGCCTACGAACTATCAAGATCTAACCTATAAGATGAGAGGGTATCATGGGGTTAAAATCTACGACTGTTTGTCTAGGCTATCAGCAAATCACGTCGCTTAGCGCTGCTACGGGGCTAACAGTTCCAGTTGGCGCTACTTCAGCGCTTATTGTAGCCTCATCGCAAGCTATACGCTGGCGTGATGATGGTGTTAATCCTACGGCAAGCGTGGGAATGCCTGTCACTATCGACACGTATTTTAGCTATGATGGCGACCTAAATCGTATCAGGTTTATCGAACAGCTTTCTGGCGCGGCCCTGAATGTGAGCTACTACGCATGATCCGTTTTCGTAGCATTCTGAATGGCGATATACGCACTAAATGGCGGCGTGAATCTTTCGACGCTGGCTATGGATCGTTTGTGCCATTCAGTCCGCTATTGGCAAATGTTTCACCTGCTATTCAGGCTAATTTTCTGGATTTAACCCCATATACTGCCCCCGTGTGGTTAGATAACAGCGGCACAACGGGCAACCGGATGTATTATGACAGCACAGGAGTCCTAACGTGGGCTCCGGCGAATCTCATTCCGACATCCGCAACGCTGACAACGCAGACAATCACAAACGCGATAACCGCTGGCGGTGATTACATGCTGTCGGCAGAAGTAGCTGCCGGCGCAAGTGTAGCTGTAACAGGCGGCGCTACAGCCACATTAAATACCTCTAGTAGTTCGGTAGGTTCGCGGTATTATGTCAAGCTATCGGCTTTGTCGACGGGCTCGTTGACGTTGACAGTTACTGGAGCCGTCACTAATGCGCAATTAGAGCGTATCACATACCAGACAACGCCTAGAACGCTAATAGCGACTACAGGAGCGCAAAAATTTCTCCCTAGATTTGACAGTTATTATGATACAACCGATAGCACTTGGAAAGCTAAAGGGCTATTGATAGAAGAAAGTCGTCAGAACCTTGCGACATATAGTGAGCAATTAAATAACTCAAACTGGACGCTTGGTTTTTCTGGCCTACTTGCTTTTGGAAGCGGCTCTATCGCCAATGACACTGTTGCTCCAGACGGAACGACAACAGCGGATAAAATTGTCGAGAACACTGCCGCTTCGGCGCAGCATAGATTTTTCAATAATTCCGCGTTTACCGTAACTAACGGCGCAAGCGTAGCGTATTCAATATTTGTGAAAGCAGCAGGTAGAACATCGGTAAGGCTTACAGACAACGCTTTGCAAGGGGCAACATTTGACTTAACGACAGGCGCGGTAAGTCTTGTGAGCGTTGGTGTTACTGCAACAGCAGTTCCCGCCGGAAACAATTGGTGGCGTATTGGAATTACCAAAACATCAGGGTCTGCGTCAGGGCGTATTGCTATCTATTTTGTTAAGGATGGGGCGACGACTTATACGGGCGACGGTGTGTCGGGCATTTATGCTTGGGGCGCGCAAGTTGAGAATAGTTCTCCTTCTGTGTCTAGCTATATTTCAACAGTAGCCGCTTCCGTGACTCGCTCTGCCGACATTATAAGTCTTTCGGGCGCTGCCTTGACTGCGGCCGGCGCGGCTACAGGATCTGCTATTGTGCAAACGTCTGCGTGGTTAGACGCCAGCATTGTAAGAGATCTGTTATCCACATCTACAAGTCGTCGGTTGCTATATTCAAACAGCAGCAATACCGCGATTTCGACGACTAACGGAACGACTGCGCTTTCGGCAACGCTCGGTAGCGCCGGGACATTCACTGGGGGCTCGGCAAGAACTGGTATCGCGTGGGGGGCTTTGGGCCGGTCTATTGTTGGCAATAATGGCGTTTTGATTGCGGACGCTGTCGTATTAGGCTCTGGAGCCACCGTAAATCTTGGCGGCTATGCGTCCACCACTACTTTTGTGGGGTGGGTAGCATCTATGGCGCTATATGACCAAAAACTTCCTAATGTCCTTCTAAAACAAAAGTCATCAGTAGGGGCGACATATTAATGCGCGAGATTGTATTTAACTCTGGCGATTATGCCACGCTCTTGGCGGACGCAAAAAAGCTCGGCTTTATAGATGCTGACGGCAATATTGTCACAAACGGCGTGCTGGAAGATGGCGGTGGGTGGTTTCTAAATATTTGCGGGCTAATCTATGAGACGATTACCGAACCTGTGGATATTGAAAACCCGCCGCCGTTGATCGCAAAAGAAGGGTATTGGGGTCGTCTTCGCGTAAACGGAACCCCAAAATCAATGCCTGAATTTTCGAACGCGATCACGCAATATGTTTACCAAACTGGCACGGCGAAAACTCCGGGAAAATGGGTTAACGCCGCCACAAAAGATCCAGCGCCCGATTGGGTTGCGGATGTTGGCGTAATAGCCTAATATAAACAAACCGACTAGCCGGACAGCTAGGTAGGAGACGTAATGTCTGACGATGAACAGGCTGTAGCGGAGATCAGCCCCGCGCCGGAACCGGAAGCTACGGCAGCGCCGGAATCTGTTGATACGACGCCGGAGGAACAGCCGCATACAAAATCGTTCTCTCAAGAAGAGTTGGACGCGATTGTAAGCAAGCGCCTTGCAAGAGAACAGCGTAAATGGGAAAGAGAGCAAGCCCAACGGCTTCAGCAGGCCCAAAAGCCTGTAGCGCCTCCTCCCGCGCCGGATGATTTTGAGTCAGCTCAGCAATACGCGGAAGCGTTAGCCGAACAAAAAGCTCAAGAGCTTTTAGCGCGTCGAGAAGCCGAAGCCCAGCAAGCGGCTCTTTTAGAGTCCTATAAGGACCGCGAAGAAGAAGCTAGGGATCGTTACGAGGACTTTGAACAAGTCGCGTATAACCCCAGTCTTCCCGTCACGGACGTTATGGCTCAAGCGATTCAGGCTTCTGATATTGGGCCGGAGGTAATTTATTACCTTGGTTCCAACCCAAAAGAAGCCAGCCGCATTTCCCGTCTGCCGCCAGTCTTGCAGGCAAAAGAGATCGGGAAGATCGAGGTCAATTTGGCCACGAACCCGCCGGTTAAGAAAACCTCAACCGCGCCCGCACCTCTTGCTCCTGTCACAGCTACCCGGTCAAACTCAGGCCCACGTTACGACACGGCAGACCCCCGGTCTATCAAGTCGATGTCAACGTCGGAATGGATAGAAGCGGAACGGCAGCGTCAGATCAAGAAGTGGGAAGCGCAGAATCGGAGATAAGGAATGTCTAACTCAATTCTTACGATTGACATGATTACTCGCAAGGCTCTTGAAATCCTTGAGAATAATCTTGTCCTGACGCGCACCGTTAACCGCCAGTATGACGACTCTTTCGCCGTTGAAGGCGCTAAGATCGGCTCGACCCTGCGTATCCGCCTGCCCGACCGCGCTCTGGTCACGGACGGCGCTGCGCTCCAGGTTCAGGACGACAACGAGCAGTACACGACCCTGACTGTTTCTTCGCAGAAGCATATCGGCGTGAACTTCACGACCGCCGAACTGACCATGCAGTTGGACGACTTCGCGGAACGCGTGCTGAAGCCGCGTATTTCGCAGCTCGCCGCCAGCATCGACGCTGACGTTGCCAACTCGTTCAAATACATCGGCAACTCGGTCGGCACGCCCGGCACGACCCCGGCCACTTCGCTGGTTCTGTTGCAGGCGCAGCAGAAGCTGAACGAGAACGCCGCTGTCATGTCGCCGCGTTATGCGACGGTCAACCCGGCGGCTAACGCTGCGCTGATCGAAGGCATGAAGGGCCTGTTTAACCCGGTTTCGGCCATCAGCAAGCAGTTCAAAAACGGCATGTTTGGTGAAGGCATCCTCGGCTATGACGAGCTGAATATGTCTCAGTCGATCAAGCAGTTCACGACCGGCTCGCGCGCCGGCACCGTGACGGTCAGCACCTCGGTTACGACCGAAGGTTCGACGACCATCGTTCTGACGGGCCTTGGCTCAACGGTTATTAAAGCTGGCGACGTGTTCACGATCGCTGACTGCTATGCCGTTAACCCGCAGACCCGTGAGTCGACTGGCTCGCTGTATCAGTTCGTTGCTCTGGCTGACGTTACGGCGTCCACCACGGCTTCGGTCACTGTTCCGGCGATGTATTCGGCTGGTCAGGCTCTCGCCACGGTCGACGCTCTGCCGGTCTCCGGTAAGGCCGTCACTTTCTACGGTTCTGCTTCGACGCAGTATCCGCAGAACCTGATCTACCATCGTGACGCTATTGCGTTCGCCACCGCCGATCTGCTTATGCCGCAGGGCGTCGACATGGCTTCGCGTCAGGTTCACAATGGTATCAGCCTGCGCGTCGTTCGCCAGTATGACATCAACAACGACCGTCTGCCGTGCCGTATTGACGTGCTGTATGGCTACTCGGTCATTCGTCCGCAGATGGCTGTCCGTCTGTGGGGCTAATTTGATGGGGCTTCGGCCCCATCTTCTTCTAATTCAAGGAGTTAATCCATGACGACTACTTCTAACGCGGCGTATCCGCTTGAGACGTTTGGCCCCTACACCGCCATTCCGAATGGCGATGGTGGCTATCAGTATTCGGCGGGCAACCGCACCGAACCGCTGGTTCTTCCGCAGGGTGCTCCGGCGGTTCTGACTGGCGCTACTGTTACGGTCACGGCGGCTAATCTGGCGGCGGGCATTGTTACGATGGATTCCGGCGGCACGGACGCCGGCACCTATACGTTCCCGACAGGCGCGCTTATTGACGCGGCTTTCCCGAGTGTTGCGGTCAATGCGGCTTTTGACGTTGTCTTTATCAACATTGGCGACAATGCTGCTAATGACGTGACGTTCGGCGCGGGCACTGGTAACAGCATCGTTGGCAACGCGGTCGTCATCGACGGTGCTACCAACCCGTCTTCGGCTATCTTCCGTTTCCGTAAAACGGGCACGGCGGCGTATTCGATTTACCGCATCGCGTAATTATAGGAGAAGGCAATGCCTAACACTAAATCTGTCGGTGTTGCCTTCTCTGATCCCGAACTCGTTGCTGGCACGACCATCACGGGTGCGACGATCAGTGGAGGCACTATTTCTGGCGCTACTTCTGTAAGCGCGAGCGACATTACCACGACTGGCGGTCTGTATCTTAAATCGGCTACCGTCGCAGCGGCCGGTTCGACACAGGCCAATGCGGCGGCGGTTTCGGACGGCTTTACGCTCGTGTCGGCCGCAGACGGCACCAAGGGCGTTCTTTTGCCGCCGGCGATTGCTGGCCGCACGGTCATTCTGAAAAATAACGCCGGGTCGACCCTTAAAGTTTGGCCGTCGTCAGGAGATGGCATTAACGCCATTACTGTTGACTCCAACTTTACGATGCTGACGCTTACCGCATGTTTATTCGTGGCTTACGATTCGACGACGTGGTATTCAGTCCCGCTAGTTGCGTCCTAATTCAATCTTACGGGCGGGCTACGGCCCGCCTGGCCCTTACCATAGGTGAAAAATGGCCCTGATTTATTTGCGTCATGAGCGTCATGGCGTTAAGATCGCTACGCTAGAAATGGAAGCCGAAGCCGACGAAGAAAACGGCTGGGAAAGGTTCGATCCAAATGACAACGACAGCGGGCGATCAGATCAACGGAGCGTTGAGACTGTTGGGCGTCCTCGCCGAAGGAGAAACGCCTTCAGCAGAGACATCGCAGGACGCGTTGACAGCGTTGAATCAGATGATCGACTCGTGGAATACTGAGCGGCTATCGGTATTTGCCACACAAGATCAGATATTTACGTGGCCGTCCGGTGTGCGTGAGCTGGACATTGGTCCAACCGGCGACATTATTCTGAATAATGCGCTCTTGTCGACGCAAGAATCGGTGCCGCTTACGACGCAAAGCTCGTTTGAGATCTTAGCAACTATTAAAGGCGGTCGCCCTATTCTGGTCGATGACGCCACATATTTCCGTGATCCGCAGACCAATGTGTCTTACGGTATCAAGCTGATTAATCAGCAGCAATACGATGGTATTGCGGTCAAGACCGTCACTAGCACTTATCCACAAGTCATGTGGGTAAATATGTCTTTTCCGAATATTACTATGACGGTGTATCCAGTCCCTCTTAGGGCGCTTGAATTTCACCTGATCTCAGTCACGCCGCTTGATACGGCGGCTACTTTGGCCACGCCGCTGTCTTTTCCGCCAGGGTATTTGCGCGCGTTCAGATATAATCTGGCCTGTGAAATGGCTCCTGAATTTGGCGTAGAGCCGTCCGCGCAAGTGCAACGCATTGCTATGTATAGCAAGCGAAATCTTAAGAGAATCAACAACCCGGATGATATTATGGCGCTGCCGTATAGCATTGTCGGGACACGTCAACGCTATAACATTTATGCGGGGAATTATTAATGTCTACCGTTAAGATCGCCGATCTTCCTGTCGCTACTAGCGTCGCTGACATAGCTGTTCTTCCTGTTGTTCAGGGCGACATCACTCAACAAGCAACTAGGACTACATTTCTTACCGGCATAACGCTGACAAATCCTAATATCGGGACGCCATCGGCCGGCACGCTGACTAATTGCACGGGATTGCCTATTGACGCTGGTACTTACGGCACGCTTCCGGCTAGTCGTGGCGGGACTGGGCTTACAGCTTTGGGGTCAAATGTAGCCACTTTTTTGGCTACACCTACTTCAGCTAATCTTGCCGCCGCGTTGACGGACGAAACCGGCAGCGGCGTGGTCGTCTTCTCTAGTTCGCCGTCTTTAACAACGCCGGTTCTAGGCGTCGCTACGGCTACTAGCATCAACAAAGTAGCTATAACTGCTCCAGCGACTTCGGCCACGCTTACGATTGCTAATGGCAAGACGCTCACAGCTAATAGCTCACTAACGCTGGCCGGTGTTGACGCTAAAACGCTCACTGTCAACAACTCTCTAACGCTGGCCGGCGTCGATGCCAAAACGCTCACTGTCAACAACTCGCTGACACTGGCTGGCACTGACGCGACCGTTATGACGTTTCCGACCACAAGCGCGACCATCGCGCGGACGGACGCGGCGCAGACATTTACCGGAGATCAGACTTATTTGGGATCGCAGATTGTCGCTGGGCTAAGATCTACTAGCGCCGCCGCGCCGACCATTGCTAGCGCAGCGACTATTGCCCCGACAACGCAGATTGTGTTTATTAGCGGCACGGCAGCTATTGATACGATCACGCCGCCGTCCCCCATATCCCTTGGCGGCGGACAAATTACGTTTATCCCCACGGGTATTTTTACAACGACTACCGCCGGCAACATTGCTTTGGCGTCTACGGCCGTTGTTAGCCGGGCGTTAGTGATGACCTATGATGTCACTACCACTAAATGGTATCCGAGCTATTAAATGAAAACACCGATCTTAGGCTCATCGTATGTTACCCGCAGCATTAACGCTGCGGATAATCGTATGGTGAATCTTTATCCTGAAATCGTGCCTGAAGGCGGCAAAGAGCCCGCATATCTTATGCGCGCGCCGGGGTTACGTTTTCTGGCTACGCTTGGGGCCGGCCCTGTTCGTGGGCTCTGGACTTATGGTGGATACGGTTTTGCGGTTTCTGGCGATAAACTTTACCGAATAGATTCATCTTGGAATGCGACCGTAAAAGGCACTGTTTCAGGATCTGGCCCTGTCAGCATGGTCGATAACGGCACTCAGCTATTTATCGCCTGTAATGGGCCTAGCTACATATATAATCTGACCACAGATGTGTTCGCACAAATCACCGATCCAGATTTTCCTGGGGCGGTTACTGTTGGGTATATCGATGGGTATTTTGTTTTTAATGAGCCCAATAGCCAACGGTTTTGGGTTACTTCGCTGCTTGACGGTCTTTCAGTCGACCCGCTAGACTTTGCTAGTGCTGAAGGTTCGCCTGACGGTCTCGTATCTCTAATCGTCGATCACCGCGAAGTCTGGCTCTTCGGCACTAACTCTGTCGAAGTCTGGTATGACGCCGGGCTTTTAGATTTTCCGCTTGCGCGTATTCAAGGCGCGTTTAACGAGATTGGTTGCGCGGCGGCATATTCTGTCGCCAAACTCGACAACGGGTTGTTTTGGCTGGGCGCAGACGCGCGGGGTAAAGGAATTATTTACCGGTCGCAGGGCTATACCGGGCAACGCATAAGCACGCACGCCGTTGAATGGCATATCCAACAATATTCTGACATTTCTGATGCTATTGGCTATACTTATCAACAGGATGGGCATTCATTTTATGTGCTGATTTTCCCTACCGCCAACACGACATGGGTTTATGACGTGGCGACAGGCGCTTGGCACGAGCGCGCTGGATGGGCGTATGATCAATTTACGCGCCATCGCAGCAATTGCCAGATGGCCTTTAATAATGAGATTGTTGTCGGCGATTATCAAAACGGCAATATTTACGCTTTTGATATGACCAAATACAGCGACAATGGAGATGTTCAAAAATGGCTTCGCCGTTGGCGCGCGCTTCCGACTGGCCAGAATGATCTAAAACGCACAACGCAGCATAGTCTACAACTTGATTGTGAAACAGGCGTTGGGCTAGACGGGTATGATTTTACGACAGTTATTGTCGATTTACTTGCTTCTGAATCGGGGCCGTTAATTACGACCGAATCAGGAAATAATCTATTGTTGAATTTCGCCGTTACTGAAGGCGCTAACCCACAAGTCATGCTTCGGTGGTCCGATGATGGCGGCCATACTTGGTCCAGCGAACATTGGAAATCTATGGGCAAAATCGGTCGATATGGGTTTAGAACAATCTGGCGGCGACTTGGGATGACCATGAAAATCCGTGACCGCGTATATGAGGTGTCAGGAACCGACCCGGTTAAGATTGCGGTTATGGGCGCTGAACTTCTTTTGAGCCCGACTAATGCCTAGCAGCCCCTTAAATATCACTCAGATCCCCGCGCTGCGCGTGCCAATTATTGATCCGCGGACCGGATTAATTTCGCGCGAATGGTATCTGTTTTTTTTCAGTTTATTTAATCTGACCGGAAGCGGCAGCAATGCAATCTCACTGGCCGACGTCCAAGTCGGGCAACCCGAATCGCAACTTGAAACACAACAAGTTCTTGTTGATGCAGCGTTTCAGGCTCTTGGCGTAACGCCTAGCGAATCTGGATGGGAAGCATCTCAAGGGTCTATTGAAAATGCGTTACAGGGTTTTGGCGTATCACCAACTGATTCTGAATGGATAGCGCAACAATTATCTGTCTTTAACGGACTTGACGCTCTTGCAATAGCGCCGGCTTATACTCCGCAAGTTCCTGACATGCGTTATGGCGTATTTTCGGACACAACCACGCAAACGGCGGCGGCGATCAATACGGCGTATGCGGTTACGTTTAACACGACCGATTTGTCTAACGGCGTCTACATAGGGACACCTACGTCACGGGTATATGTAGATAGACTTGGAATATATAATTTTCAGTTCTCAGCCCAGTTAGACCAAGCCGCCTCCGCCGCGCATGACGTTTACATTTGGGCGGATATTAACGGCACAACGCAGCCAAATACCGGCACCAAAGTTACTCTTGTCGGCAATAACGCAGCATCCGTTGCAGCATGGAATTTTGTGTTTCGTCTGAACGCAGGTGACTATTTTCGACTTATGTGGTCTACTAACAACACGGCCTGTCAGATAACAGCGGCTGCGGCTGCGGCACTTGTCCCTGCTATCCCGTCTGTTATTTTGACCGTGACCGATAACATAGGAATTACACGCTAATGGCTAATCTTGGCCCCGCTCCTAAGGCGCAATTTTTTACTGCTGAAGGCCAGCCGCTTGTCGGCGGTAAAGTTTACACTTATGCGGCAGGCACGACCACGCCATTGGCTACTTACACAAGCGCGTCAGGTGGCGCTAACACTAATCCGGTAATATTGGACGGTCGCGGCGAATGTAATCTTTGGTTTTCGCCGACTTCAACGTATAAAATTAAATTAACCGATAGCAACGACGTAGAGATCTATGCCGTCGATAACATTACTAGCACCGGATATGTTTCTGGCGGAACTATTGTTAGTAGCGCTATTGTTAACGGAACTATCTCTAACACGGCGATCACTGGCGGATCCATATCGGGCGCTACTATTGACAACACCATTATTGGGGGCACAACACCAACAACGGCTACGTTTACGACATTTTCTGGTGCTTGGGCGTCATTGCCGGCTGGAACGCGAATGCTGTTTGTTCAGACGGCTGCGCCTACTGGATGGACTAAATCAACGACTGACGACAATAAGGCGCTTCGAATTGTGTCTGGAACTGCTGGAACCGGCGGCTCTGTAGCGTTTACAACGGCGTTTAGTTCTCAATCTATTAGCGGCACAGTTGGCGATACCACGCTTACAATAAACCAGATTCCGGCGCATACGCATTCATATACCGCGGCTGGCGGCGTAACCGTTGTCAATGGTGGCACATCCTTTAGCGCGCTAATAAATGCTTCCGGGCTTACTACAGGTTCTCAGGGCGGCGGCCAACCACATACGCATAGCCTTACTGCTACAGCTCTTAATCTGGCTGTTCAGTATGTAGACGCCATCATAGCGGTAAAAAACTGATGGAGCTGAAGAACGGAAATTTTTGCCCGCTTATTAAAAAAGACTGTGTGCAGCTTAAATGCGCATGGTTTACGCTTTTGCGCGGCACAAACCCAAATACCGGCAAAGAAGTTGACGAATGGATGTGCGCCATCTCGGCCATGCCTATGCTCCAGATCGAGGTCGCCAAAGAGGCGCGCCAAGGCGCAGCGGCTACTGAATCATTCCGAAACGAAGTCGTTGCTTTTAATCAAGAACCTATCCGCCGCTTATCGTAAGGTGCGCCATGACCGTTACAGCAACAAATATTATCCCGTCTAAGACAGCCGAAAATGCGCAGACCACGCAATATACGTCGTCTGGCGTTACGACTATTATCGACAAGTTTACGGCGACTAATTATGGCGCTACGGCTGAAACGATCAGCGTTAATCTTGTCACTGTGACAGACGTAGCGGGCAATCAGAACTTGATCGTCAAGACTAAAACGCTTCAGCCTAGTGAATGCTATACGTTCCCTGAAATTGTCGGGCATGTTCTGTCTAGCGGTAGTTTTATCTCTACTATTGCGAGCGCCGCTACCAGCATTAATATCCGCGCCAGCGGCCGTGTGGTGACGTAATGGCGACGCGGATAGTTAAGAACCGTGATTTGGCGTTAAAAATAGGCTACGCCGCTACGGATTGGAACTATCCGATAACCTTTGACGAACACGTTGCGCGCGCAAAAGGATGGAATGTAGACATTATAGAGCGAGATGGCCAACCAATAGGCGCTATTTTTGAGCGCGACGGCGAGATCCACTGCTCTATTTTGCCTCAGTGGCGGCGCAAATGGCTGACAAAAGGGCTTTTGAGACAGATTGTTGACCGCCCAGGATTTCATACACGGGTGGACGATGGACACGACTATATGTATGGTATTCTGGCGCGACTTGGCATGAAAAGCCGCCCTGACGGCACGGTAGGAAGGATCTGACTATGGGGTGGGGTAAGGCCGCAGAGGCGCAAAATCAAGCCACGCAAATGTCAATGCTTATGCAGGCTCAACAGGCCGCACAGGCGCAGCAGGCGCTTGAACGTGGACAGCAGCAAGCGACCGCCGCTTATCAGCCTTATCAACAGTTCGGCACAGAGGCGACCAATCAGTTGGCGATTTTGATGGGCCTGCGCCCCGGCGCTGGCTCTGGCTCGCTTATGCAGCAGCCCACGGCGGCGCAGCTTGAAATGGACCCTGGCTATGCCTTCCGTGAACAG